TCATTTGTACAACCCCATGCTGTCGTTCAATTTATGCATTTTAGTCCTTGCCGTCTCTATCTGGGCATCGGTCGCACCATTCTCTTTCAATGCCGGCTTGATAGCATCCAGATTACGATCCACTGCAGCCCGCAGATCCAAAGCATCCTGTTTGACCTGAGCTGCATCGTTACGTGTATTGCGGCCACCATAAGTCTCACTAATTTTTTGATGAACTTCTTTCGGTATTACTATTGAAGCAACCTTCTCAGAGAGAGCTTTAATTTCAACTTCACTTAATTCTGGATAATTAATTTCATAATAAAGCTCAACCGCCGCTCTCGATGGCATATGGTCAGCCTCATATTTCCCCTGTCGCGATCGACGTTTAAAGTCACTGTATAGCTCCACCTCCAAAAACTCTACCGGTGGCTTACTCAGGTAGATATAAATCGGAGGCATATCCGTCCCGAGGAAAACAAGGATGTAGTCCTCAAAATCCCCCTCAGTCGGCGCGGGATAACTCTCGATATCGCTTCCGACCTTCTCCGGTATCGGCAGTACCGTTATGGACGATGGTAAGCTTGGACTGTCCTGATGCCCTGTATTCGAGGGAATATCTAGCTCTAGCTTGTCAGGGTTCCAGTAAATCGTAACCGGCTTTACACCCTCTGTCGTAAACTCATACAGCCTAGTCTGTGTATTGAGCTTCATCTCACGCACGGGTACTTCAGATAAGCCGCTTTCCGTTGGCGTGTGATAGCCTTTCGGAGATAAGCGTCCGTGACCATCATCCTCCCAACGAAAACGCACCCGCGTTGGCGCTTTACCGCCAGACTCTGCCAACTGAGCTAGTCTCATCTGGTTAATGAAATCCTGCTCTCCGCTATTAAGCGTTCGAGGCATCATACCGATAAGAGCCACCGCAATCCGCGCTCCCGCACCGACAGCGGCAATTTCACCAAACGGAACCGCGGCGCGAACAGCCCATGATCCCGCCGTAATGAAACGCCCACCAACCCACTCAAGTGCCGCCGAACCTGATGGAAATACTGTGCTGGCGGCGACAGGCGCGGCCACTGCTGGTGCTGGTGCTGGTGCTGGTGCTGGTGCTGGTGCTGGTGCTGCGGTTGATGCTCCGCTAAATAACTTTTTGTACCACGGTTTTTCCGGCTCGGGTGCTGGCTCAGGCCGTTTCGTACTCTGCGCATATTGCTCAGGTTCAGGCAAAGGCACCGCCCGAAAATACCCCATCAGCGCAAAGTTTTCGTGCGTCTCTGGCTCCGTTCCTGCCTCGGTATTTCCGTCACCACGCTCTCGCGATTTAGCAAACACCGGTGTAGAGCCTTTCTCTTGCTCAGCCGTCATCGTCTCCGCTTCAGGCTCTTTAGCCGCCTGAGTAGATTGTTGTGGCATTGATGTTGATTGTTGTACTGATGAGCTTCTCTCAGACGCTAACCGTCCAAGAGGTGCGATGAGCCGATTACTCCCGCCTGGGCATCCACATAATACCACCGCGCCATCCACCGCCGTCGCTCGGCCATTATATGTTGCCCGCGCATCCCCGCTGATTATCCTCCCGACTTTCCCACACTTCGGGCACGCGGTTGTCACATCATCGATACGCAAAACGCCGCGATTATTCTCCGATGCATTGGGCAAGCTCGAGATACACATCGCGCCTGTGGTTGTTCTATCACCATGCAATCCTTGCCCCTTTCCATGCACGCTCATGCGATTCATCAAGGACACTCCACCAGAAAATCAACGGGCATTGCCTCTCCTGAACGTTGAATAATCAGTAGGCTATCCTGAGGCGTATTGATAATTTCATCACCATTATCTAAACGGCTCCCCACCAGTGCCACTTCAGCTTCACCAAAGCGATGCTGTTTACCCGCTCCTGTCGTAATCACTGCTGAAGCACCGTCAAGATAAATTACGCTATCCCCAACTTGAGCGAGTTGTACAGGAACACCATTTTTCAGATTAATCATCACCCCACTCGAGGCTATTTTGACCGTTCCGCCATCTCTCGTTTGGCTTCCTTCTGCTGCAAAGCGAAAAATACCCACGGGAAGATGAGCGTGAATATAAGCGTCTTGCTCGCGGATAATGGCTAAGCTTTCGTCACTTAAGGTTGAGAGGGTTTCAGCGTTAAACGGCGATATATCAAGGCTTGAGTGGATTTCAGGTGTGAATTCGTTTGTATACACTTGAATGGTGTTATTGGTCGTCATGCGACAATAGCCCTTTAAAATGAATGGTTATAAATTAAACAATACATTAAAAACACTATCAATGCCTACAATAGTTCTGATGTGGAGACCCCATAGCAGCAAGTCACTGCTCTGTCTCAATTTAGGAAGGGTTAAGTATTTTCTAGGATTAAGCCTTATTGTTACTCTAGTTTATCTCTGTAGTATCCGCGCCTGACAATAACCATTTGAATCACTTAAACGCATTAGCGATCCACTGGTATTGTCACTGCGCCGGTCTCTTGCATACGGACCGGCGCAACTTGCCTATTCATCCATTGAATCTTTCATTTTTTCCAATGCAAGTAACCTTTTTTCTTGCTCATTTATTTTAATATCTTGCTCTTTTATCTTAGTATTAAGTACTTGAACCGTTCCTATTAAATCCATGACAATTGGATTATTATCAATCACATAAGAATCGAACTCGCAGTCTTGACCAAATTCAATTAACTTTACGTAGTCTGAATCTATTTCTTTGGCTTGCTGGGCTATAATGCCACGGCGTATACGCTTCTTATCATCTGCTTTATATATAAAACTGGTAAAATTTAACGCCATGATATTGTTGAACGAATCACTACCATCATTATCGATGATGTCACGCTTTAAACGCTCATCTGACGTACCAGCCCATTGCACCGCCTTAATAGAACCGCCAGCCGAATTACCCACCGTTAACTCAGCCCCGGTAACTGCAAGGTTTAGATCACTGCTTCTAGCGTGTTTAAAGTTCCAAAATAGAGATGTTTCCCCCCTATCATTCATAGCAACAGCAATTGCTGGATTTGGCCATGTATCATCATTGCGACCAAGTACACCATAGATAATATTGCCACTATATCCCGACGGAGAACGACCACGACCACTCACTAACGAGAGGAACCCACCGTCCAAATTACTCCCTTCAACAGTTAATTTTGCGTTATCCCATGACGAATTAACAGATGAGCACTGGCCAGTTGCGATGATGCGTGAATCCAAACCATTTAATGATGTCAAACCCGGTAACACAATGTAGCCATCTTCACGTAAACCTAAATATGAACCTTTACCACCAGCTTCATTGCTAAGTGTTGTCCAGCGAAACCCATCGCCACGAAACTCATGGTACAAGCGGGCTTGTCCGATCAGAGAGCCTTTGAACCACATTTGGGAATGAACTATACCCCCTGCGCCTACGGTGTTGCTTACAGCTTCACGCTGTAAAACTACATTACCGAAAGTTGGCACTGAATTGACGCCCAAATCTGCTTTATTTTTATCAAGCGCGGTAAAGCTTTTGATCGTGACTTTAGTGCCATCTGGCGCAGTGAGTGCAACATCGCCAGTGCCAGTCATAATCTGCTGCCAGCCGTCCATTTGCGCTTGATAGTATCCAAGCGTTGCAGCGAGTTGATTAGACCATGCAGCTGTACTTGCCGACTCTGCCACCAGTATCGAATACTTGGAATTAGTAAACGCTTTATAGATTGGCTGGACCAGCTCTATCGACGTATCGCTAATGACACGCTTAATTTGATAGACGCCATCAACCCCTGCATTAGACGATACAAACAGCACGGAGCCATTCGTAATGCCCAGCTTAGCATCGCTCCACTTTGTGCCGTTGCCGGTAATAGTGGTTGCATTCAATGCGCCCGTGATCGTGCCTGTCGTGTATAAAGACATAATATTTGCTCCAATAAAAAACCGTCGAAACGGGAATTAAAACTATGAATGGAATTGAGTAGCGTTGGCTTTGAAAGCAAATGCGGAGGTTTCAGCTAGTGTGACGGATTTACCGCCATTCAGACCATGCGATGAGCTAATAATTACTTTCGCAACAATTTCCTTTGCTCCTGCCGCACATAATAAACCGGCAGAAAATGACCATGCGTCATTCTTTGACATATCCTTCGTAACATCGAATTTAGTAATACCGTTAATTAATATTCTGGCCCTTATTGAAAAAACGGTATTTGTGCTGCTTGCACCATCAACAATAACCTGTGCAGCAGGGATTGATACGTAAGTGGGATAGTTCATACCTCCCGCATATATAATCTGTGACTCTATTGAAATAAGTCCCGACTGTGTAAATTTTACTTCAGGGATTATCCCAGCAGCTGTTACATCACCAACTATTTTTTCAGCATAGATAGTGCCTTTAAAATATCCATCATTCCCATTAATCGTACCGGTGAATACTCCATCTGATGCATAGATAGTTCCGCGAACAGTGACGCCACTAAACTCTCCATTTCCATTTTTATCGATGCGCCAGCCAGCCTTACCCGCGACGTAATTGTCAGACTGAATATAGCTACCGATTTTGGCGTTAGTAATAGATGCATCTTGGATGAGCGCGGAAACGATAAAAGTTTGTGAGCCTTGAACAAAAAACGGCAACGTATAGCCGTTAGTAGCCGGATTTAACACAGCGAACTGATCAGCGCTGGCTAAAATACGAGTGCTTACTGCCCCAGCAGCGTTAACCTCGGCCCCAACAGACAAACCAGCCGCGTAATACTTGTCCTTGTAGGTAATGCCAGTACCAATGCTGTATACCGCGCTTCCAACACCATTCTGATCGAATATGGTTTGTCCGCGTACTTGAATAGCTGCCGTGTTTTCTCCGACCGTCGATGTTAAGCCGGTTATTTTTTCCGATAAGGCTTTATCACTATCCGCAACAGTTTTTTCTAAGGCAGTGATATTGCTATTAGTGGTATCAGTTTTAGAATTAAGTTGGGTAATCTTTTGCGCTGTAGCTTCATTATCTTTTGCTACGGTTTCGCGGAACTCTGTTAAATCTGAGCTGGTTTTCTCCGTCTGCGTTTTTAACTGAGCAACTGCCGTTGCTCTTGCCTCTGTTTCATCAGCGACAAGTTGCTGAGTTTCGATTATTTCCGCTTTACGGTCACCGTTCTGCACCATCCAGCGGCGCACATCGGCATCATTTGCCAGCGCATTCTGTATTGCAGCATCGGCTGCGGATTGGAGTTGAGCATTCGAATCGACTAGGTTTTTGTCGATCTCTTTGAAGGTTTCAGACTCTTCAATGCCTTTTTTAACTTCATCAGCGATCCAATCAACATCCGTGCTGGACTCCCCTAATACCCACTCAGTCCAGTCACCCTGATTCCCCGTCTTATCTACCAATCGAGCGCGATAGAAGAAAGACTGTCCTGCTTTCAGGCCCATCTGCTGATAGCTTCGCTGCGGGTATGGAATATCAGATAACAGCATTACGCCTTCTTCAGTTTGCGCGGTGTTATATTGTATTTCCGTTTTCAGCGTATCTTCTGCGCCTTCAGGAAAATTCCACGAAAGCTGTATACCAAAAACCAGCGGTTCAGCTTTGAACCCAATAGGGAGCGGCGGCTTTCCTTCTTTCCCATTAAGCTGCGTCTCAAGTGACGTCGCCCACAGTGAAGAAATATCGCTGGCGTTGATAGCACGAACGCGGACCAAATAGCGCCCCGCATAGATGTTAGGAACCTCAAAACCCAGCGCCGAGGTGCGAGGGACTGATACCCAGTTACCGTTATCTTTTCGCCACTCAGCCTCATAAGCGATCGCATTCTTCACCGCGTTCCACGTTGCGCGCAGCGTGGTAACGGCTATCCCCTGATTGATGCTCGAGTAGCTGGTAATAAGAACATTTTCTGGCGCCACCTGAACACCCGGAGGAATAACAGAAATGGGACGTTCGTCTATGCGTGCGCCGGTATCAATCCGCGCATATTTGTCCGGGTCATGGTAAGCCCCAACGATGGTGTATGTGTTGTCGTTGTTGTCTGCAACACTCACGACGCGATAGAGCTGCACAGCGAGTTCGTCTGCATCAACCGCCCATACTGATTCGGCCTGCGGAGTTTCACTGTAGCTTGTTGTCACAGTGACAAGGCGACCATTTACCGATTGCACCGTTCTGGCCTGACTGATACCAGAAGGTAAATTAACGATCAGACGGTCACCGCTCTTAATGTCTGGCTCGCGGTCGAGGCGAACATTTCGCCCTTCAACGCTGCTAATGCGGCCTCCCATGACTCGCCCGGAGAGCATCTGATCGGCAACGCCAATAATATGCCCCGGAAACGGGATTAAACCATCGAGCCCCACCGAAAACTCAACCGTTCGATCTTGGCTATTACTCAATAATGCCCAGCGCCCACGGCGATTAGCTTCGCTTTGACGCGTACAACCAATGGCCGTGATCTCCGTCTGGTTCACCCCGTAGCGGCGTACTAATGCATTTTCGAACACCGATTCGACAGCATCGGCATAATGATTGGCTGGGTCTGACCATCCCACCATGGCGGTGGTGTACCGTGTACGTTCGCTCGATGCTGAGTAGGCAAACTTCCCATTGATAACGCTGGCGCGCGTGTAGGTGTAATCCAAGTCTCGCGGCATATCTGCCAGTGTCACAATCTGATTTTGCCCGTAACAGGTCATACCGCGGAATATCGCGGCAAAGTCCGTCAGAACGGTCCACGCATCTTCACGCGACTGAATGTACACATCACACTTAAAGCGCGGCTCCATTCCTCCACCGCCACGACCATCGGGCACCAGTTGATCACAATACTGCGCGATACGATAAAGCTCCGATTCATCCACCTGCGTGGAGTCAATACGTTGGCCTAAACCGTAACGATCAGAGATCAGGATGTCATAGAACACCCATGCAGGGTTATCAGTCCATGCCCACTTAAAGCCCCCCGTCCAGACGCCAGAATATTGCCGCGTGACCGGATCATAATTATCCGGCACTCTTACGATCATCATCTTGGGTCGGCATGTCACTTTGGGTATGTTTTGAAACTGCTTAGCGTTAAATTCTACGTAGAGCAGCGCAGTGTTTGGATAACGTAATTTGGCATCGATAACTTCAGTGTAAGCCTCAACGTTCATCGTATCGGCAATACGACCGCTATTAGCGTTGGCAGTTAGACGACGAACACGCAACTGCCAGCCGGTTGTCGCTGTGGGTAAGTCAATACGGTGGCTGCGCTCATATAGCGTTGTCGTTTTGCCATCAACGGCAGATTTGAGCACCTCACGATATGCGCCACCATCCGTGGCCACATCGATAGCGTATTCAATTTTGTATCCGTTCACATCGCCGTTATCTTTTTGCTGCTGCAATGCTGGCCAGCCGAACCGCAAACGCACTGCCGATAACTGGGTATTGTTAACCGCGCGCACCCACGGCGCCGAGCTCTTAAGTTCGGTACCGATGGTGATTTCATTCTCAACAGCAGGGACACCTTTGATATATTCCTGCGATTGGGTGCCGGGGCGAAACTCCCAGCTTACCCCATCGAAATTCGAGCTACCGTCCTCATTGGTTAGTGGAGTTCCATCTAGGAAAATATTGGTACCATCAAGTCCACCAGCCCATTCCCCCTCACCCAATGCGAGCAATATTTTGGCAATGGCCATCGACTGGATACTATCGGGTGATTCAACCGGCGTATGCCCACTACCCCCACCACCTTTATGGCCTTTAATCTCATTTATCATATTTCACCCATAAAAAAACCCGCCGTAGCGGGTCTTGTGAATTGATATGTTTATTGCTGATCTTCGGTATATATCCCCGCGGAAATAACTGCCCCGCCGATCTCCCGCTCACCATAACCGATGGCAACAGGATTCCCCTGAGCGGTACTGTTAACAGGACCACCAAAGGCATAGCTGGGTTTGTTGTCTGGATCTTGTCGCATTCGAATACCAGCTTGTTGGGGTGATAGCATTTGGACTACACCGCCGAGCGCCATCGATGCGCCTGTTAGAGCTAAAGCACCGCCCAATGCCCCCTTTGCTGTAAATGCAGCGGCTAAACCGCCACTGAAATACCATGCAGCACCTATCAATGCAGCACCTAAAATAGTTTGAAATAAACCACTTCTTTTGCTGCCTATAATAACTGGCACTAGGTGGATGTCTTCTTTTCCCTTGGTCATTTCCAGCTCAGACACAGATATATTTCGCTTCTTTTCATTGCCAACAAAAACAGCGAATGTAAGTCCGCGTTTATGTGCATCGAGCAAAAAACCCTCAAAACCATCTAATAAGTTTTTAGCTGCTTTTATCATCTTTGGTACGGAGTCTCCACGATAAGAAAAACTACGCCCGAAGCGATTAATTAGCGCGCCATGAAATACTATCTTTCTCAAAGGAATTTCGACAAAGGCCACTTTAATACCCCATAAAAAAACCCGCCGTAGCGGGTTGGATAAAATCATATACACCGTTTAATTACATCTAATCTGCTATCTATCCGAGATTGGAATAAATCAGTTTGGTAGTAATACTTAACCTCACTTATTTTTCCGTTATTCGTTATATCCGCAAATTCAATAATCCCAACCATTACGGTCTTCCCACTATGATATGGCTGAATAGTCACATCACCGTATCTAGTTGTCATTTCTTGCCATCCGAAAAGAACACACTGTGAAATTTCATCAACAGTTTTGTTAGATGTAAAGCTCGCCTCTGGTTTTTGCGCTCTTAAGTCAGCCATGGTGTGACATCCAACTAGGCCAAACATAGTTAAAGCTAAAAGCATTTTTTTCATATCAGCATCCCTTTAGTTAATGCTCAAAGGGTACCATAAGCTTTATTGGTTAATCAGGCTCATATGTCTGACTATCTTCACAGTTCGATCTTTCCAGTATCCACCATAAGGAACACGCTGACTCAACATGCCGTACATATGATGCAATAGCATCCCATCATCTAGCAGAATACCGGCATGATTCGCGACCGGCGCGGAGACCTGCATTATCACCATATCGCCCGATTGAGGTGGGCCACTAAACTCACGAAAACCGCATTCATACCAGTTATCCAGATAGAGGTTTTCACGGCCTGACTCCCACCACGGATAATCAACGCGGTAATCATTAAGCACAATGCCATGCGTTTGCCGGAAGTAACTCATAACCAGCCCCCAGCAATCGGTATGCCCTAATACAAACGCGCGCCCCACCAGCGGCAATTCCCCGCGCGGCATAACAGTGCGCAAGTCCCCCTCCGGATAACTCACGATATGCCACGGTATTGCCATTGCATCACACTGCGCCTTATCCAGCTCACTTGGCTGCGTGGTGGCATCGGGATGACTATGAACAATCCCCGTTACGGTTCCCCATTCTTCTGCTGCAATATAATCCTCCGGAGATAAATGAAACTGTTCCGTGGGATTTTCCGCGATATTACGGCAGGG